TGGCGAAAAGAATATAGTGGCTATGTCATCTAACAGGGGTATGGCTTTAGATACCTTTCGCAAGGTAGTTGAAGTCATTGAGGATAACCCAATGTTGATGGCTCAGGTAAAGCAAATCCGCGTGGCCAATGGCCAAGAATCAGTAGAGCTTCTTAATGGGGCTAGATATGAGATAGTCGCGGCAACAAGAGATGGTAGCCGTGGTAAGACCGCGGATTTGCTATACATTGATGAGTTACGTGAGATAGATGAAGATTCATGGACAGCTGCTAAACCTATTACTAGAGCAAGGCCAAATAGTCAAATATTCATGACTAGTAACGCAGGGGATGCCTATTCAAGCGTATTAAATGACTTACGATCTAAAGCATTGTCATATCCACCGCCTACAATGGGGTATTGGGAATATAGCGCTGATGATTTTGCCAAGATAACCGATAAAAACGCCTGGTATCAGGCTAACCCGGCATTGGGCTATCTAATTGATGAAGCAACCATTGAAGAAGCAATAGCCACATCTAGCGTTGAAGCTACACGCACGGAAACCCTTTGCATGTGGATTAGCGCGCTTAAATCGCCATGGCCACATCAAGCATTTGAGGATTTAGGTTTCGCTGAGCTAAAACTAGAGCCAGGCAGGCTGACTATATTTGGCATGGACATATCGGTAAACAAAAAGATGGCAAGCCTAGTTGCTGGTCAGATTATGGATGATGGCAAGGTGGGCGTGGGTGTCATAGCCCAATTTGAAAGCCAAGTAGCCATAGATGAACTTAAAATGGCTATTGAAGTCAATGAATGGGCTAAGCAATACAAACCAAGGATGATTTGCTTTGATAAGTACGCCACCATGAGCGTTGCTGAGCGATTAAGCCAATCAGGCCATAAGATTCAAGATATGTCTGGAACTGTGTTCTATCAGGCTTGCTCTGATCTATATGACAGCATAGTAAACGCTAGGATTGTTCATGCTGGCCAACAATCGCTAGTTGATAGTATGAATAACTGCGCGGCTAAAGAATCGGATGCCGGATGGCGTATTGTTCGCCGTAAGTCGGCTGGGGATGTGTCAGCTGCCATTTCATTAGCCATGGTGGTGCATCAATTGCTAAAGCCACAAAGCAAACCGCAAATCTATGTCTAAAATGCTAGGTATGTCCGTTTTGTGTGCTATCATTAAACGATGGGTCTATTAGATCGTTTTCGCCCTGCAAAAATAGAGGCGCAACTCGCACCGCCGTTAATGACGGATTCTTTTAACTATTTTCTTCCATTAGCATTTAATCCAGTTGGTCGTGAAGAAGCTATCAGCGTACCTTCAGTTGCCAGGTGCAGAAACCTTATTGCCGGAACAATCGCAACATTTCCGCTTTGCTTATACAAGAAAAGCACAGGTGAAAAACTAGGCAAGCCATTATGGCTAGAGCAACCAGCATCAGCACAACCAATATCTGTAACATTAGCTTGGACAGTTGACTCATTACTCTTCTTTGGTGTCGCTTATTGGCGTTGCACAGAAACTTATTTTGATGATGGCAGGCCAGCAAGATTTGAATGGATTGCACCAGGTCGCGTTTCATTTGATAGCGATCCTGTAAGCCAATACATAACACGCTATTACATTGATGGCAAAGAAGTGCCTATGTCTGGCCTTGGCTCATTAATTACATTCCAAGGATTAGATGAAGGCGTATTAGCGCGTGGCGCAAGAACTCTACGTGCTGCAATTGATTTAGATAAATCAACAAGCGTTGCAACTGCAACCCCAATGCCTTCAGGTGTTATCAAGAACACCGGTGCAGATTTAAGCAAAGAAGAAGTAGACGGCATATTAGCCGCATGGAAGTCGGCACGATCACAGCGCGCAACAGCCTATCTGACTAGCACTTTAGATTACGTGCCGACTAGTTTTAGTCCTAAGGACATGGGTTATGTAGACCTAATACAAAATATGAGTACGCAAGTAGCACGTTTAATGAATGTGCCTGCATATTACATTAGCGCAGATATGAATAACAGCATGACGTATGCCAACGTTCAAGATGAGCGCCGTCAGTTCGTTTCTCTATCTCTAGCACCTTACTTACATGCCATTGAAGGCCGACTAAGCATGAATGACATTACAGCATCAACTAACATTGTCAAGTTTGATGTAGAGGATGCTTTCTTAGCAGTAAATGCAATTGAAAGATTAACTGTAATTGAGAAGCTGTTATCACTTGGTTTAATTACAGTAGAACAAGCCATGGAAATGGAAAACCTATCACCGAATGGAAACGAAAATGCACCTAACATTTACTAGCGATTTAGAATGCTCAATTAGTGAGCGCACCATCTCTGGCAAAATTGTGCCGTTTGATGGTGAGATTGGGCAGACATCTGCTGGCAAGGTTGTATTTGAAAAAGGATCTATTGAGATTCCAGATAGCCCTAAGCCAAAACTTTTGCTTGAGCATGATGCAAAGAAGCCAATTGGTCGCATGGTGTCTTACAGAGAAGATGAAGATGGCATGTATGCCACATTCAAAATAAGCAACACGACACGCGGAACAGATGCACTAATTGAAGCATCTGAGCAATTACGTAGCGGCCTATCAGTTGGCGTTGAAGTCATTGATGGCAAGCGCGAAGGTGGCGTATATCGTGTTCTTAAAAGTAAGATGGAAGAAACAAGCCTTGTTCAAGCTGCTGCGTTTAAAAGCGCGGAAGTTTTGAGCGTTGCTGCATCTGAAGATGATGCTGCAAAAGAAATAACAACCCAAAACGAAAGCGAGGCCGTTGTGGAAGACACAACAAACGCCGTAGCCGTTGCGCCTGAGGTTGAAGCCCCTGCGGTGGAAGCTTCGCGCCCAACAGTTACAGCACCAATTTATGCCAAGCCACGTTTAGAGTTTACCAAGGCTAAGTACCTTGAAAACACTCTACGTGCAAAGTTCCTTGGCGATGAAGATGCAGCGATGTATGTTCGCGCTGCCGATAACGAAACAACTACTGCGCCTGGCATGGTTCCAACACGTCAGCTAACAGAGGTTATCAACCCACTATCAAATGCAGACCGCCCTTACGTTGATGCAATTTCAAGAGGCACACTACCTGATGCAGGTATGACATTTGAGATTCCAAAAATTACAGCAGTACCAATTGTTGATCAAATTGATGAGAATCAGCCAATTGCAGATTCACAATTAACCGCTTCATATCTCAGCGTATCTGTCAAGCCTTTCAAAGGTCGCGCAATTACTACTGTTGAGCTTATTGATCGTTCAAGCCCTGTTTTCTTTGATGAGCTTGTACGTCAAATGGAGTTTGCTTATGCAAAAGAAACTGATGGCTTTGTCCAACAGGGTCTTGCATCAGGTGGCGTTCTAAACGCAACTGCAACAACTGAAGACAAAGACGGATTGCTTACCTTCATCTCAACAGCAGCAGCAGCAATCTATAAGGGAACACTAGGCTTTGCACGTAATCTTGTCGTATCTCCAGAACAATGGGCAAAGATTATGTCTTACAATGATGGTGGCCGCCCAATTTATATTGCAGCTAACCCACAGAATGCTGGTGGAGCAATTTCACCAGATTCAGTACGTGGAACAGTTGCAGGTCTAAGCCTTTACGTAGACCGCTTAAACACCGGAACTGGTAATACTGGTCTAGGTGATTATTCAATGGTTGCAATCAATCCAGATTCTTATCAATGGTTTGAATCACCACGCTTCCAGCTACGCACTAACGTAAACAGCGATGGAACAATTGACTTGCTGTACTACGGATATGGTGCATTAGCTACCAAGGTTGGCGCTGGTGCAAACTGGTTCAACAAGTCCTGATCTAACTAACTAGATCGTAGAGTTACCCCGGCGCACAGCCCTTGCGCCGGGGCTAACATTAGAAAGGAAAAACAATGCCTGCAACATACGTAACTGAAGCGGAACTTCGTTCTGCCCTTGGCATTGGTGCTTTATACAGCTCAGCAGTAGTGGAAGAATGCTGCCAAGCAGCAGAAAACGTTGTAAAAACCAAATTGTGGTTTAATACAGCTTCGGTAGTTGCAACAGAATTAACCAACAATGTAGCAACACTTTACACAAACGTACCACATCAATTTAGCATTGGGCAGACAGTTACAGTTACGCATAGCGGTGCAACATTTAACGGCTCGCACACTATAACTGATACAAAACAATACAAAATCAGTTATGCGTTAGTCGCAGCGAATCAAATAAAATTTGAAGTGCAGCCTGTAGGCACAATAACAGCACCCAACACTTATCATAATTATGCGGCATTACCTGAAGTCAATTTAGCATCTTTGATGATTGCTGTTGACATTTGGCAGGCTCGCCAAACTTCAAACGCTGGTGGCATTTCACCAGACTTTCAACCTTCGCCGTATCGCATGGGCAATACACTAATGGCACGTGTTCGCGGTTTACTTGCGGATCACTTAGCGCCGGGCGGTCAAGTAGGATAATGTCAGCAATCTCTACCCTACGAGGAACAATCGCAGCCGCGCTAACTGACAATACGGCGTGGCAGGTGTTTTCCTTCCCACCTGCCACACCGCTTGCTAACAGCATCGTGGTGCAATGTGGTGATCCATACATTGAACCAAGCAATGACCATTACAAAACCATTAAGCCTAAAGTTAACTTTACACTAATAGTGTTAGCACCTATGTTTGATAACCAAGGCAACCTAATTAACATTGAAGATTATTACTTAAATATAGTAAATAAGCTGGAAGCATCATCAATTGCATACTCAATTGGAACTTTCAGCGCACCGGCGGTCTTAACTGGAACAGCAGGCGATCTGTTGTCCGGGGAAGTATCAATCAGCGTTCTATCCGATTGGAGCTAAAACATGGCTGATGTAGACAAAGAACGCGAGGCTTTCCTTGCCAAAATTGGCCAGGTTGAGCTAAGCGAAAAGGCACCAAAACCAACAACTAAGAAAGATGAGGAATAGCAATGGCTGTTTTTCTTAATAACAAAGTTGGTCTTAAGATTAACGCTGTTGATCTGAGCGACCACGTAACAAGCGTTACACTTAATCAGGCAGCAGATGAGCTTGAAGTTACCGCTATGGGCGATACAGCTCACAAGTTTGTAAAAGGCTTGGAATCTGGAACGCTAACTGTTTCATTCTTGAATGACACAGCAGCAACAAACGTAATGGCAACTCTCCGCGCAGCATTTGGCACAACAGTTGCCGTAAAAATGCTACAGGAAAAGCTAACTACTGTTGGTGCAACCAATCCGCTTTACACCTTTGATATTTTGGTCAATAACCTGACCCCAATCAATGGTGGCGTTGGCGATATTGGAACACAGGACATCACCTTTACGCTAAACTCTGTTGTAACGATAGCCGACACAGGCACGTTCTAATTTAACAAAGGGGCAATGATGGCAAGTCTTAAAGTTGTAAGGGCAGATGGCACGGAAAGTATCCACGAGATAACACCGGCCATTGAGTTTGCTTTTGAGCAATACGCTAAGAAAGGTTTTTACCGAGCTTTCAGAGAAGATCAAAAGCAGAGTGACATTTATTGGCTTGCATGGGAATGTCTGCGTAGGGCAGATGCTCCAGAGGTTTATCCATTTGGGGATAAGTTTCTTGGTACTTTAAAGGCTGTTGAAGTACTTGGTGATGATTCCCCAAATGGCTAACGCGTGATTCCCTTACGTACAGAATAGCCCAGCTATCTGTACATACAGGAATTGCGCCTAGCGAGTTTATCAATATGGATAGCAGTATGCTAAGAGCCATACAAGAAGTGCTGAAGAAACAAGCGGAAGA